GATTTTAATTCGGCTTTATCTAATCCAATACCTAATTTTCCTAGTGAGGCAGTATTACCCTCATATGCTTTACCTAACGCGTTTGATACAGCCTCTAAAGATTTACCAGTACCAGCCGCAATATCCAGCGATAACGTTGCCAGTTTTTGAGCTTGCTCGACTGATCCCGTAGCTCGTGCCAATCTTTCATAAGCTGGGCGTAATTGTTCGTCAGCTACGCCAAACGCGCGACCCATATTGGATATCCAAATTTCAGTATTCGCGATCACTTGATCGGTTGCGCCAGCGACATTTTTTAGCGTTAACGCAAGCTTTGCCTGTGCTGCTTCGTCCTCTAGCGCCGACTTAACGCCATCGACCAATAGTTTTCCAGCATAAGCAACGGCAGCCGCGCCAGCAACAGCAAACGCAGCCCCGGCGACTTTTCCAAAATTGCCTAACTTTGTGCCAAACGATTCGGTTTCGTCGGCGGCTGTATTTAATCCTTTTTTAAGATTATCGACGTCAGCCAGAATCGAGAGCTTGAGCGTTCTTGATCCATCAGCCATTAGTCAAACCTCTTAACTATTGTAGTGAAAGCCTTTTCCCACTCAGCAATTAGATAGCTTTGCTCAGCTCGAAGCGTTGGATAAATAAAATAGCCAGTCGATCCGCGCCCAGTTGATCCCGACCAAATTGGAAATTGCTTGTATTTATTCGATCCAAATTCTGAGCCGCCCCATAAATCTTTAGTCGTTGCGCCGCCGCTGAATTTCTGTCCAGCAAAACCAAACGAAATCTCACCGATCTTAGATGACTTACTTACCTTTGAACCCTCAGCAATTCGACCAGCAACGGAAGCCGAATTAAGCGAACCAGCTGCCGATTTGATCTTTCCCTGTAAATAGGTAGCCAGCGCACTCGATTGTTCTTTAGCTTGGTTAACAGCTTCCTCGTCCATAGCTTTAAAAGCGCCAGTAACGCGACGGAGTTCGGCTTTGTCGTATTGTACGACTTCCTTACTTTCCGCCATTTCGTTTCTCCAGTATCTCGAGCGCTGTCAATATATCCGCCGCGTCAACCCACTCACTCATCGGAATTCCTGTCGCGATCGACAGTTCAACGATTAAGTAGCTTAGGCTTCCTCGGCTGTAGCTTTTGGGCTTTCAGTATCTCCGACCGTAATATCGACTACCGTTTCGCACCAAACGTCATAAGGCTTTACTGGCTTACCAGCTGCCTCACGTCTTAAAGCGTTCCACGCTAAAAACATTAAGTCGGAAATACCGATTTTTTCCTGTGCTTGTTGAATTGTGTAACCGGTCTTTTGTTCCCACTTAGCAAACTCTGGTGGTTGCGCTGTGGTGGTTACTGTCTGACCGTCGTTCGTTTCTATATGTATTTGTAGTTTCATGCTCCCGATTTCTTTTCTATTAGTCGTTAAGTAGTGGAGTAGTTACGCAAGTAAAGCTAAGCGAAACTGTTTGAGCGTCTGGAGCTGTGCCGCCAGCGCTCGGAAAGATTGGCTGAACTGAGAATGTAAAAACCGCACCTGTTGAAGCAGTAAATGAAACCGCTAAAGGTGTGTTTGGAGCTGAATTACATGCGCTCCATAATGTGTTACATAATCCCGCGCCTACTGACCAGTCAGCGAGCATTTCAACGTCGAAAGTACCCTGTGAATCAGTTGTGTAATAAGCCTTACCGTCTAGTGTCTGGTAAGTGTTGATAGTTGACTCGATTGTAAGAGTCGCGGCTGTAGCTTGTGCGTCGAAATTGTCACCGTCAATAGTGAAAGTGATATCGCGCCCTGTAACGATTGTAGTTGGCATTTTGTTCTCCTAGTTTTCTTGCTTGTAGTAAGTGGACACGTCAATATCCGAAATAAGTAAATTACTCGAACCTAACGCAATAATCGACGGACGCGATACGTCGCCGACGATATATCCCGACGGAATAGCCGCGAGAATCTGTATGACTAGCTTCTCGAGATTATCGAGAGCGCCCGCGTTATTGTTGTACGCGACGGCGGCTGATATCGTAAAATTTACTTTTAACTGGATCGAACTACTGATTAGTGTCGTTTCCAAATACGGAGTACCCGGCACAATGATCGCAGCGGGCGGAATAACCGCCTCGGGTACTGATTCATAGACCGAAGCCGTCACGCCAGCGAGAGCGGTCGCTAAAGGCGCACGAACGTCAGCCTGAATAGTCGTCATTATTGAGCCATCGTATCTACGTCAATAAATGGAGCTAATAAACCGATAACACGATTTTGAAGTGATCGACCTAGCACGAATGGACTAGGTTGGAAATCTATTTGTGATGAAGTATTACCCGGAGCTGTAATCGATTGAAATACTTCGACAGATACGACTAGCAACGCTGACTTTACTGGCGCTACGTTGGAATATAAATCCTCAGCTGATGACCCATTAAGTACGGCTAATCCAGCGGGAATCTTTGGTGTAAATATTTGATTTGGTGCGGCTGTTGCTGATGTGAAAACGTATGGCGTAATACTGTCATTGGTAACGGTAACGGTTAAATCGAACGCATTACCGCAGCCTGAAATAACTACACTTTGACCAGCTACGAAATAATTGACGCGCTGAGTAGTGTAATAAGCAACCGAATCTTTAACCTCGATACCTGTAACAGCTGATTGATAGCCAGTTAATAAAGGCAAGATTGCGCCCTCGGCGCTAAGAATCATAAGCTCCAGATATTCGTCCGAATAAAGAGAATCGCTAACGCCTAGCACGTTACGAAGTTCCGTAGCGGTAATGATTGGCATTAGCGATCCTCTCTAGTTCGGCTCGGTCGCCTCGGGAGCGAAACGACCGATGATTATTTCTTTATGAAGCGTTGAACGCGTAACTTCCAGCCGCAATCTTGGTGGCCGTTGCCCCATATCCATACATGAGGATGCCGATGCTTCCGTCCTCTATAAAGTTAGTGCGTAGTTCTAGGCGTGGAGATTCGTACCATGTATAAGCGTCGCGATTGATGACGTACATTGAGTTTGAACCCAAACCTGATAGTGCGGTGTCAACCCATAGGTCAATTCCGTTTACTGATCCGCGTAGTGAACGTGGCTGAGCGTTACCAGCTGCGTTCATTGGATTTAATGCGTTATAGATTGGGCGTCCTGCGTCATTGAAGCCCATAATGCGACCCCACATTTGAGGTGATACGACGATAGCGTCTGCGAACTTGAAAGTATTTGCGTAAACGCTAACAGCGCCGCCAGCAACCCATGTCAAGAATTCCGCAGCTGTGATATCTGAACCGATACCAGTTGCGGTCTTTGTTGATCCAGTAATGATTTGTGCTGAATTGTAAGTGTTAGTTTCGCGAGCATATTGCGCGCTCATGGCTGAAATTAACTCTGAGAAATAAAGTGGATCTGATCTGTCTGCGAGTTCGACGGACATTACAGATGAACCTTTAAAGCTTTTAACGTTTACGTTGATGAACTCAGTTTCAAGTCCAGCTGGATTAATAGGATCGAGTTCGTCGATCTGATCTACAGTTGGTAGAGCTGTCACCTTTGGAATCTGGAATACCATGCCGGCACTTGGCAAGGTTGAGTTTGAAATTGAGTCAATAGAAGCGCGAACGCTGTCTGAAAGACCGTTTACTACTTCGCGTAGTTGACGTGTTGGGATTAAGCCTGGTGAATCTGTTGTCGCTGTAGCAGCTGCTACGAACGCGCGAGAATTTTCATCTCCACGCATAGCTGCGACTTTGTGAAGTAGGAAAGTTTCTGGTGAAACGATCGGGTTGCGTGTTGCGATGAAGTTAACAGGCTTTGCGATTGAAGTAGCCTGAATTGGTGCTGAAGCTTCTACCGTCTCGGCGGCAGTTGGCTCTGTGACGGTGTTTTCCACGACGTCTCCTTCTGTTGGTTGTTGTGGTTGAGCTTCTGCTTCATCATTTGATGACTCAGAATTTTCTTGTGCTGTTGTAGCTGCGACGTTTGAAACGCGAGCTGAATCAAATGCTGGATTATGAGTTAGCGCAACGCCAACGAGATCAGCCGAATTAACGACCATTGTGCCGTCCTCGTTATATCCAAAATCTTTAGCGTTTGCCTCGACTGAGAATCCGTCGCGAAGTCCATCCATGGCTTCGATCAACGCGTCTGTGCCAGCTGTTGTTTTGCTGATTTTAAACGTAGCGTTGATAGATTTTCCATCTGGAGATAACTCCATGCTTAAAGTCTTTCCGATTTTGCGTGATGAATCATGCTCTAAATTTAGAAAGACGTTATTTGGCTCAATCGAGCCTTTTTTAAACATAACTTTTCCAGTTGACGCATTAGCGGCAGTATCAAAAGATACGATCTGTCCGGTAATTGTGCGCGATTCTGAATCGGCGGCTGTGATTGTAAACGGTGTCGTTACTTTCATTTGATCATCTCCTCGGCTTGACGTATTTCCTCTACTGTGATCGCTGGCTGTCCGGTGACAGGATCGACTATCGAACTTAGTGTCTTGTAAATATTCGCACGTTCTAAATCTGATCCGCGCAAATAATCTGATAGGTCATATTTGACTTCTTGCGAGCTTGGCACGAAGTCGGGCATAGATAAACGTTCGCTTATGCTTGTCATTAGTGGAATTAGCGAGAAATCCAACAGCGTTTGACGTTGCGTTACAGCATTTGAGTAAGTCATAGATGATCCAGTATTAGCGTCGATGTAATACGCTGGGATTCCGCAAGCTCTAGCAATTTCGGTTGCGATATATGATCTCGCAGCTGCTAACTGTAATTTCTCAGGATCAAAACCTACTGTTTGTAATTCGACGTCCGCATTTAAAAACGCTGTGCCACGATTGCGACGTGCCGCGCCCCATGACTCAAGTAGTTTTGCTATGCGATCCGCTGGAAGTGCCGTGCCGTTGCTTTTAAGTACCATTGACGGAATAGGTTCTCGCGCGTACATAGCAGCGGCACGTTCTAGTTCTGCTCCGGTACGAATTGTCCGACCAGCGCGATTTAATATTCCCTCGTCGTTGCCGTTAAATACGACGAGAGACCCTAAGCCTGAGTTTGGTACTGGCGATCCGTCCACCATGTAATACTCAATCTCGGTTGCGAGTGAGTTAGTTTGAATAGTTACGCGAGTCGGTGAAACTCTTTGAACACTACGAACACGTTGCGTATCAGCAAACAGTTCGGTTATTTGCCAGTAGCCATATCCCCATAGTAATAAATCCTCAAGCGTCCAGACATAAGTAGCGCTACCCGGTACGCGTGGATCGGGTGTGCGAATAACGCGCGGTGTGCCGCCCTCGATCTCCATACCAGTTGAGCGATCAATTACCTCGAGTCCAATACTGGCAATACTTGAACAGATAATATTTCTAGCGCGAGCGCCCGATGGAATCGACATAAATTCCTCGCGAGTTGCTGTATTTACGCCACCGAAAAACGGACTTAGCGAATCTATTGTGTTTACGGGTTGAATCGAAGCCGCAATATCCGCGCCTGATTGCGGCGCTACAGTTTCGACTTTAGCCAAAGCAAATAAATCACGAATACCCATGTGCGAATTGTGTCAGTCGTATAGCACTAACCCACCATAATATCGAAGTCCATCTCTGGGCGTGTCGCGAAGTGTGAAACGAGAGCTGTCGCCACCGCCGCGCAAACTGGAGCTTGTCCTCGACGTCCGATCACCCAACCAGCTTCGCCGCGTTGGAATTTGACCGCTGAAAGAATCTGAGCGGTTAACTCACCTTGGTTTCGGTGCTTTAGACGACCCGAATTTATAGCGCCTAGTAATTCGTCGCAGCTTTGGGGGTATGAGCTGTCCATGTCGAATATTGGGATACCAGCTGGACGTAATCTAGTCGCGATTGACCCAGCTGCTCTTTGAGAATATAGCAAATACTCCATTGGATATTTTCGGCAATATGGTGCGATGTCATTAGCGATAGCCCGATCGTCGAGATGTAAATCGTTGCTCCATGTATGGAGTAGCTTCACGATAAAATCCTCGCTGCCTAATTTTTGAGCTATAACGAGCGCAGCCTGTTTGCGATCCGGGGTTACATCAATTGCCAGCCATGACAATTTCTCAGGATCGATGTCAATATCTGGAGCTGCGCATTCTTTCCATTTCTCAGCGTCAACGACTCCGGTAATTGTCTGTACCCAGCGGCACATGACTTCGGTCATTACGACCGTCGGATCGTCATTGAGAACGGATTTAATATTACCAATGTTTATAGTGTGACCCAGCGCTGGATTGCTATAGGTCGCATTTTCTAACGAGATAACGTC